GTAAGAACGGTGGAGTTATGAACCACGAAACCGTAGAGACTATCTCTAAGCGTAAGAAACCTTTCACCGTAGACTACACTGGTTTTGGTTGGGTTATGATTAAGAAGGGTGTCTTTGAAGATAAGAAGATGTCTTATCCTTGGTTTGCCCCTAAGATGCAAGTCTTTGAAAGTGGTGCGGTTCAAGACATGTGTGGAGAAGATGTTAGTTTCTGTTTAGATGCTATTGAAGCTGGATATGATATCTGGTGCGATCCTCGGATACGTGTTGGACATGAGAAAACGAGGGTACTATAAGATATGGCAAAGTCTAAAGGAGTACTCGGTAACGAAACCGTAGAGGCAACCCCGAAGAAAACTCGGCAAGGAAGAGGCAAACACACCAAATATGCGGCCTCGTCTCGGAACAAAGCACCTAAGAGGTATAGAGGACAAGGATGATAGATTATGATCTAATTAACGAGAAACTTAAAAGCGGATTAACACTCCGCTTTGACGTAGGTCTCTCTTTTAATATGCCCAACGCCACCCAATGGTTACGTAATGACCCAAACGTCTATGTTATTGGAATCGAACCACATCCTGGTAACTTTAAATCTTGTTGCTCGCACTTGGAGACTCTCGATGCGGGGGATAGATGTTACCTTATTGAAGCTGCTATTTCTGATGTCGATCAACCCAGAGAAAAAGATTTCTATGGACTTAGTGGAGACCCTGGCACTAGTTCTCTTTGTAGACCAATTGGACGCTTTGAAAACCTCGTTGACAGGGTATATACCGTCGAAACAGTTAGTTTAGCGTCAATTTTAGATAATTTAAATTACGAAAAGGTATCAGTACTCAAAACTGACACGCAAGGTAACGATTTAAAGGTACTTAAGAGTGCTGGAGACCATTTAAAGAACGTAGATTTCATTTATGCAGAGTATGATGAGTCAGAAGACTACGAAAATGCTAATACAGGTGAAGAATTAGACAAATTTTTAGAAGAAAATGGGTTTGAATGCTATGATAGGATCTATGTTGCAGAAAGAAATGGTAAATTAGTTGATTGCGAATACAGAAATGTAAATAGTACGTCAGATAAGACTGGTCCCCGTTGGAATTCTAACTAAAATGGAAGCATCAAACGATTTTTTAGACAATTTAGCAGCTCATCAACACGAAAAGATGCTAAGAGAGATATGGGAAGATGATTTAACCCCTAGAAAGAGAAGGAAAAGTGATGGAGAACTGTTTGAAAGAGCTATAATTCAGAATTTAGATGATGAAGATCCTTATGCACAAGACGGAGAACTGTTTAATCCTAACAAACCCGCTAAATAATAAAAAATATTAGCGTATAAATGCCTGTCCAACGAGTCTCACGTACTTTTAAGGACATTTCTCTGTCTTTCGTACCTCATCCTGTCACTAGGGACGTGATTCCCCTAAAGAATGAGAATGCGATAGCTCGCTCTGTCAAGAATTTAGTACTAACACATCTTCAAGAACGTCCTTTTAACCCATTTTTGGGTTCAAGGTTAGGTGAAAGTCTATTTGAACTGATGGATACCTCATCGGCATCGCTTATAAGTGAAGAAATCACAGAAACTATTGATAATTTTGAGCCAAGAGTTAAATTAAGGAATGTAGATTGCATTCCTTACTATGATTCTAACGCATTTGATGTGACAATTGTTTATGATATTGTTGGGATTGATGCTCAACCTCAATCACTCAATTTTCTATTAGAATCATTTAGATAAATGCCATTAACTCAGTTTACAAATTTAGATTTTGACCAAATAAAGACTCAAATTAAGGATTATTTGAGGGCAAATTCTAATTTTACCGATTTTGACTTTGAAGGATCGAATATGTCGGTCCTAATAGACACTCTTGCGTATAATTCTTACATTACTGCGTATAATAGCAACATGGTTGCTAATGAAGTCTTCATTGATAGTGCAACTTTAAGGGAAAATGTTGCTTCTTTAGCTCGTAACGTTGGATATACACCTAGATCAAAGCAAGCAGCGACTGCAAAGGTTAGTTTTTTCGTTGATACGTCTTCATATTCAGTTCAACCTCTAACTTTAACATTAAAAGCAGGAATTGTAGCTGTTTCTAACACTTTTGCAAGTGAAAATTATAGTTTTGCTATAATGAATGATGTAACAGTACCTGTTGTTGACAATATTGCAACTTTTACTGATGTTAATATCAAAGAAGGGTCATATTTGACTAAGACTTTCACATATAGGGAAACTGGAGACAATGTTCCTATTGAAAAGTTCATTTTACCCAATCAAGGAGTTGATACATCAACAATTAAAGTAACTGTATCTCCAAATAGCACTGCAACTAACCTAAAAACGGTTTATAACTTAACTAACAACATTATTGATGTTACAAATACCTCTTTGATCTTCCTTTTGCAAGAAGTTGCTGATGAAAAGTATGAAATACTCTTTGGAGACGGAAAATTTGGTAAAAAACTCGAAGATTCTAATTTTGTAACAGTAAATTACATTTCTACTAATGGTGAAAATGCAAATGGCGTAAATTCCTTCACATTTACTGGAATTATTCAAGATAATTCAGGAGTTACAATAACTGATGGAATTTCTTTACTTACAACAACTCAAAAAGCAGAAAATGGTGCTACAATTGAGTCAATTCAGTCAATTAAGAAATATGCACCTCTAGTTTACTCTGCTCAGAACCGTGCAGTGACTGCAGATGACTATAAGGCAATTGTTACCAAAATTTACGCTAATACAGAGTCAGTTTCTGTTTATGGAGGAGAAGATACAAGTCCTCCACAATATGGTAGGGTTTTTATTAGCATAAAACCAAAAAATGGTAAATATTTGTCTCAAATTGAAAAAATTGAACTTAAGAACAAATTAAAGCGTTATACAGTAGCTGGAATTCTTCCAAACATAATAGATCTTAAATATCTTTATGTTGAGATGGATAGTAGCGTATACTACAATGCTAACTCTACAAATAGCATTAATGCCCTTAAAACAGAGGTTGTTAACACTTTAGATACTTATGCTAAGTCAAGTGAATTAAACACCTTTGGAGCACGATTTAAGTTCTCTAAGGCATTGAACTTAATTGATAAAACTGATAGTGCTATTACTTCTAATATCACTAGAATCTCTATGAGAAGAGATTTAAGACCTGCTTTAGCAGACTTAGCAACATATGAACTTTGTTATGGTAATGCATTTAATGTTAATTCATTAAATGGTTATAATATTAAATCTTCTGGATTTACTGTAAGTGGTATAAGTGGAACTGTTTATCTTTCTGATATTCCTAATGCAGATAGAAAGAGTGGAAGAGTAATTCTATTCAAATTACTAGCATCCAATCAAGTTGCTGTAGTTAGGAACAATATTGGAACAATAGATTACACTAAAGGTGAAATACTACTTAATGCATTAATTATTACATCTACCGTGTTAAGTACTGATCAACCACTTGTACAAATCAGTGGTACACCTAAATCTTATGATGTTATTGGATTACAGGATCTTTATTTGCAACTAGATAATAGTAACAGTTTGGTTACTATGGTTTCTGATACTATATCTTCTGGTGCTGACATATCTGGATCTAATTACGTTGTTAGTTCTAGTTTCCCTAACGGAAGAGATGATCGTGAATCTCCTTTAGTAAGAGGAGTTCCACAGTACTCAACTATAACTGGTACTGAAGCATATACTGTACAAGAAGTTGATACTTCTTATGCAACTACCTATACTACATCTACAACATTTAATTCTAGTGAAGTAACAGCTAACACAACAAGCGGCGGATACTCATACTAATGATAGAAACAAGAGCAAAAACTTATTCGGTAGTCTCTAATCAGATTCCTGAACAGATTAGATCTGAGTCTCCACTGTTTGGAGAATTTTTACAGCAATACTATAAATCACAGGAAGCTCAAGGAGCACCTATTGATCTTGCTGAGAATTTAGACCAATATATTAAGAATGACTCTTTCCGTCAACAAGATCTTGTTAAATCTACCAATCTAGATGGAGCAATAACTGCGTTTGATACTACTATTGCAGTTAACTCTACAGTTGGGTTTCCTGACCGTTATGGATATTTAAAAATTGATAATGAGATAATAACTTATACTAGTAAAGATAAAAGACAATTTTTTGATTGTAAACGTGCTTTTAGTGCAATTACATCTTTGTTTAATAATGATGAAAGTGATAGACTTACATTTACTACATCATCTTCTGCAGCACATGTTGATGATAGTGTAGTACATAATTTAAGTAATCTTTTCCTTCTTGAATTTTTTAGAAAATATAAGGAACTTTATGTTCCTGGTCTACAAGATAGATCTTTTGTCACTGGACTTGATCAATCTCTTTTTGCAAAACAAGCTAAAGACCTTTATACAACAAAAGGAACTGATGATTCCTTTGAAATTTTGTTCCGTGCTCTTTATGGTTCAAAGGCAACTATCGTAAAACCATATGAGAACACACTTAAACCTTCTGATGCAGATTATAGAATAACAGAAGACTTAGTTGTAGTTGCTCTTTCTGGAGATCCTTATAAACTTATTGGGCAGACATTATATCAGGATGCGGTTGACGGAGTTCTTAACTATTCATATGGTTCAATTGCTAATGTAATTTCATATAATAGAGAAGGGAATACTTTATATCAAATAAGCTTAGATGCTGGTTCTGATAAAGATATTAGTGAATCTGGTTCTATCTACGGTAAGTTTAGCATTACTCCTACAACTAGGACTGTAACTGATGAGATTGCTGATGTTAATACAATTTACGTTGATTCTACTATTGGATTTCCATCTTCAGGAACTCTAATAATAGGT